CAAAAATGTTCTTTCTAATGAAGAAAAAGAATGTATTGAAAAACTTACTGGTTTAAATTTATCAATTTATGGTGAATTTTGGACAAATCATTTTGTATCTTTGTTTAAAGATGATAATAGATTTGATTTAGAAAACCCTATGGATTATATATCATATAAAATTTTACTAAATTTAAAAGATGATATTGCAGAAACTTGGGCTGATCGAAATAAAAAACAAACTTATCAGTTTGTCATTACTAGTGGTGATGAAGAATTTTCAGAAAAGAAACAAGGTTTTGATAATAAAAAAGAAGCTTTTAAATTATATGGTAAAATTGAAGATGATAAAAATAAATTAATTGGTATTCTTGGATTACTTGCAAATAAACCAGTATCACAAGATGCTACTTTAAATTGGATTCAAGGACAAGTTGAAGAATTTTTAGATAAAAAACCAGAAGCATTTGTTACATTATTAAAAGATTCTAAATTAGAAACTAAACTTTTGATTCAACAAGCAGAAAATGCTGGAGTTGTAAAAACAAGTGGTGGTAAATATTCTACAATAGATGGTTTGAAGTTATGTGAAAACGGACAAATACCAACTTTTGAAAATGCTATTGCTTATTTAGATAATCCAAAACATCAAGAAGTTAGAAGTCTAATTGAAGCAAAATTATCAAGTAAATAATTATGACTACAAATGAATTTAGAAATGAATTTTTTATTCATTATAATGCTATTGCCACACAAAGTGCACCATCTATAGATGATTTTGAATTAAGTGTTTACTTAACAAAAGCACAGTTGGAAATAATAAAAGATTATTATAATCCATTAGGTAATAAATATAAAAAAGGATTTGAAAATTCAGAAAAAAGAAGAGTTGATTTAAAAGAATTAGTAGATAATTATAATTCAACTACTACAATAACTTCTAATAAACGAATCTCTTTAGATTCTAAATTCTTTGTTATACCAGAAGATGTATTTGTAATCATATATGAAACTGCTACAATAACAACTGGAGATTGTTTTATTGATAAACAAATAACTGTTGTTCCAAAAACGCATGATGAATATAATATTCAAATACAAAATCCTTTTAAACAACCTCATAAAAATAAAATTTGGAGATTAGATATATCTAAAATTGATAATAATAAAGTAGTAGAGCTTATTAGTCCTTATGCTATATCTGAATATCAATTAAGATATATTAAATATCCTAAACCAATTATATTAACCAATTTAAATACTTCTTTTCCAGGTGATAATCTATCAATAGATGGATTTACAAGTGAACAAACTTGTGAACTTGATAAAAGTATACATAGAGAAATATTAGACAGAGCAGTTGAATTAGCACTTAGAGATTATAAACCAAGTAATTTAGAAAGTAAAATTCAATTAGACTCAAGAAATGAATAAATAAATTAAAATTAAAATAAAATTATGTTTGGACCAAATCAAGTAGGTGAACTAATTATTGGAACAGCTGTTGCTACAGAAACTACTGCTCAGACTTTTATTGCTACAGCAAGTGATAAAGAAGTTAAAGTATTATCTGAAGATGGTACTGCCCCAGCATTAGGTAAACCATTTAAAGTTTTACAAAAAACAGCTGGAGATGCTGGTAAAGGATTAAATTATGAATTCTCGGATGTCATTAATCCTAAATATCTTGAAAGAATTACTGTAGCAAATTATGCAGCTGAAGTTCAAAAATCTGTAACTATTGGTGGTTTTACAGGAAATGTATTAGCAAATCATACTTATGAAGTTGAAATTAGACTTTATAATGATGGTGGTTCATTATCTCCTGAAAACTTTGCAATTATACAAGGTTTCTATGTAACGGGTGCTTCAGTAGCTTCTGAAACAGCCACTACTATTCGTGATGGTGTGTTAGCTTCTTTAAATAAAAATCTTATTAAAAGAGGTAATTCAGAATTTGTTACAAGTGCTACAGGTGGTGGTACACCAACTATAACTATTGTTGGTAAAGTACAATCTGTTGTTCCTGGAAAAATTATAGGAAAACAAATTGAATTTGATGCTAAAGGTAAAGTATTCCAAAATATTCAAGATTTAACACAACCTCAACAAAATTTAGGTTTGTTAACTACAACTGTTAACGCAACTGCTACTCCAGGAATTGGAACAGGTAAACTTGCTGTTAACTACGAATGGTTTGTTAAAGGAATGAAATATGATCCAGCACGTCAAGTAGGTTATCCAGTTGATTTTAATACACCATATTATGCAGATATTGCAGGTCAATATGATGTAGTAGATTTCACATATTATAGCCCACGTAAAGAAACATCTGTTGAACGTCAATATAAAACACTTCGTGTTATGATTACAACTGGTGGTGCAGTAGATGATATTGTTACAGATTTAGAAACAATTACTGGATTGACATTAAACAACCCAGGTACTAATTTAGTATAATAAATAATAACCAATCAAGGGAGGGAGAAATCCCTCCTTTTTTTATATATAAAATATGATTACAATAAATAATTTTGAAATAATAAACAATGGTTCTCAATTAGCAATTGATGTTGAAACTAACGTTGGTTATAATATAACATCAATATTGTTATGGAACATGGATACTTTCAAAGATTATGCATTAGCTACAAGTCTTACATATAAATTAGAACAAGTTAATAATAAAGAAGTATTTATTGTCACAGCAACTGAATTAGGAATAATTAGTTTTAAAGATATATATTTTATAGAAATTGAAAGTGATGCACCTACTGAAGAATGTAGTACTTGTTTATTACCTGCTTTGGGAATTACATATAGTTTACTACCATATTATAAATGTATGTTAGATAATCTATTAAAAGCTGAAATAACAGATTGTGTGAATTGTAATGATTTAAGTTCTAAAAATTTAATTGTTACAATAAATATTATAATTGATTCAATTGAAAAATCAATTGATTTAGGTTATTATTTACAAGCAATCGACAATATAAATAAACTTAAAAAATTATGTGGATTACAAAATTGTATAAATTGCAAACCAATAAATTGTAATACATGTAGTGAATTTAAACAAATAACATAATGATAGAAATAAATGATAAAAATCATATTTCTGTTTTATTAAGTTCTTTAGATAAAATTTATAATCAAGGTAAAATAAATGGTAAATTAGAAACTATTGATTTGTATATATTAAATGTTATATATAAGTTATTAAATAATTGTTGTTTAGAATTAACTAATGAACAAAGAAAATGTTTAATGAATAGTTATAGAAATATGTATTTTTATTCAAATACTATTTGTCAAGCTACTCCAATACAAATTTATCAAACTAATTATAAAACTAAATTCTTTCAAGCAGAATCTGAAGATTGTAATAATTATCCAAAATTTGAAGATATTTATTATTGGCAAGAACCTTTAGGTAGAAATTTTGCAAATATACATCCAGATATTGTAGATTCTACTTATTTAATAGGTAAAAGTTTTGATACTGAAGAGAATTTTAAACTTGGAAAAGATATAGACTATTCAGATATTGGAGTTATCTGTTTCTTAGTAACTGATACTTTAACTACCGATACATATAAAATATATGATATCTTAAATAATGATATAACTCATACCTTTAATACAATATATATTGATTCACTTAATTCAACATTATTTGTATCAAGTAATAGTTACAGTTATGGACTAATGAATATAACAATTAAAAAACAGACAACTAATTTATCTATTGGACCGTTTAATAGAATATTTAATAATACATTTTTATAATGACAAATACACAATTAAAAACACAAATAGATACTGATATTACTAATAAAGTTGCAAATAATAGTATAACACCTACAAACATAGGAATCAATACTAAAGCAGTTGTAGATTATGTAGATCAACAAAATTTTACTAAACAAATTAAAGTTAGTTTAACTTCTGCGGAATTGTTAGCATTAGATGTAACTCCAAAATTATTAATTTCTGCAGTAGCAAATAAGCTTATAAGATTAAGATCAGTACATCAAAGATACAATCATAATACAACAGCTTATACACATACAGGATTGGATAGAATAGCTTACGGTACAATTGGTAATTGGTTACATACAATACCTCTTGTTATAACATCTGCCCAAGATACTTATGGGTTTCAAGATTTCTCAATAAATTCATCCACTTCTACAGATTATACAGGATTGAGTATAATACTTACTGCCACATCTGCTATTACATTAGGTGATGGAACTTTAGATTTATATTTAACATATGATGAAATATCAATATCATAGATAATATTATGGCATTAAGAATAAGATTAGACGGAAGAATATTATGTGCTGCTTTAAATAAGGTAGAAGATGGAGATATTTATATTAACGATAATCTACATTATCAACTTTCAGTTAAAGAAAAAGTATTAGTTACAACTGAAAATGAATACCATATGAAGCATGGTGGAGAATGGTGGTGGAAAGGTAGAGAACCTAAAGAATTATTAATTGATAATTTTTATTATACATAACAAAAAATGGATTATTCAAATATACCTACGGGTTTAAAAATAACATCACAAATTCCTTTGGATGTAAAGGAATATTGTCTTAATGAAGCTACATTAGCTTATTTAGGACCTTCAAACAACTTAGCTTTTACATATCATGATGGTTTAAAAGTATATTGTCTTGAAGAAAAAACAATATGGGAATGGAGAGAAATTACTACAGAACCAGCAGATAGTGGATTAATTGTTACAGGAGATTTTACATACCCTAATAATTCACCTATTACATTTGGAGTAGATTATTCTAATAAAACTTATAATTTTTTCAAGATAGAATATCAAAATTTATCTGATGTTAAAGTTTATGATGCTACTTCATTAGGTACTGGAGAAACAATTTATAAAGATAAAACAGTTTCGCCATCTGGAAATAATGTTACTTTTAATTTTAAAGAAGTAACTACAGCTGATGCTGGAACTACTGGTATTCCCGTATTAACTGGTGCATCGACATCTGGTGATAATATTGTTATCACTGGTAAAAGAATAAAGACTACTAATTTAGATATAACAGAATCTGGTGGAGAAATTACAATTGATGCACCTAGTGATCCAACAGATGTTAAATTTTATGTAAATGAAAATTATACAGGTGGTGGATCAAACGGTTCACTATCTAAACCTTATACTAATTTAAAAGCAGCTTTTGATGCTTATATAGATACTGCAAATGGAGGAACTATTTTAGCACCAAGATATGGAGGCATTGCTACAATAGAATTCTTAAGTAATGTAACTGTTCCATCAACTGGTCCAACTGCAATGACTTATATATCTGTAAATCTTTTAAGACTAAAAGGAAATGGTTATATTCTTACCTATCAAGGTACTCAAGATTATTTCATTTCCACAGCTTATTTAGTAGGGTTAGATCCTAAAACAACATCTCAGAAGTTAGATAATAATATTTATATGGAATTTGAAGATTTGATTATTGAATCTCAAACTAAACATAAAATTGTATCTAATTTGAATTATACTTCTCCAATTTTTTCAGGAGTTCAAAATGCTTCTGGAATGAAATTTGAAAATTGTACAATAACAGATTCTGCTTATTTAGAAGAACTTGCTGACTATACAGATAGTACAGTCGACTTATTTGGTCTTTCAGTGTTTGTACAAAATACTTTACCAAAAAATCAATATATGATTAGAAATCAAGATATAAACTGGTATGGTGAAGGAGCTTTAATAATGGAGAACTGTAAACTAAACGGCTCTTCTTCTACAATTATATATAATTTAAATTCTTCATTATCTTTTCACGATATTGATATGAGTTTTAATTCTTATTATATAAATTATAAAGATACTACAGGTAGTGTTTATAATCCAATGGAAAGTATATATTATATACTAAATGAAACAAATGGATTATCAGGTAGAACAGAAGGTTATTTTAGAATTGAAAACTTTACACAAAGTACACAAACAGGTTCAAGTGGAGGATCTCCTGTAGGAGGTGCCGATGCATTATGTAGAACTGTAGGTAATGGTATATTTATAATTTTTAATGGATCGTTTTATTCTGATAAATTAAATAATTTAATTCAACTTCATAATACTAATAGTAGAACAACATTAACAAATCTTAATGCAATTGCATTAACAATAGCTGATGCTACATATGGAGCTTTTAAATATACAGGTACTATTCCTGGAGCACCAGTCTTTGTTGATGTTAATTTATCAATAATTAATAATGTTAAAAATTGGACAACACTTCAATTTATAAGACCAACTGCTAATAGTGCAACATTAAATGGTGCTTATTTTACTGATAAACCAACTTATCCAGATGATAATGCAGCAAAAGCTGATGGATTAATACCTGGAAATGTTTATTATGATACAACAGGACAAATTGCTACAAGAGTAGTTTAATAAAAAACTATGGCAACAATACAGTGTAATGAAATAAATCAAACCATAAATGAACTTTTAATAGCTTTTCATGATTGTGTTAAAATAAAAAATTCAGATTTAACTAAATTAGTAGAATTAGTTGCTGCAGTCAATGAATGTGCAAATGGAGGTTTAAATTACAATACTAAAATACAAGAAGTATATACTCCAATTACAGATACTATAATAACATATCCAGTAGATTCATTTCATTCAATATCTATAATGGTATTAATAGGAAATATAACACAATTAATTGGAGTAACTACTGTGACATATCCAACAGGAACAGTATTAAATACTGAATATACAACATTAAATCAGACAGCTGTTACATTCACTGCTAAAGCAGGTAGTACAGTTGTAGTTGAATACTTAACCGAAACAATATAATGGCAGAAATAGATAATTCATTAGGAGCTGGTAGTACTAGTTCACCTATAACAAATACCTCAGAATTAATTAATGATGGTGCAGATGGTACATCTGTTTATGTAGAACAAGATGAATTAAGTGGAGCTGCATTTTCAAATGATTATAATGATTTAGATAATTTACCAGATCTATCTTTAAAAGAAGATAAATCTAATAAAGGTATTCCTAATGGATATGGTTCATTAGATATAAATGGTAAACAACCTCTTTCTGAGGTAAATGATGCTTTGATAGGTAATGTTCATTGGAAAGGTATTTATAATGGAACAATAATAATTTCTTCATCAGATCCTTTATTAATAGGAGTATCATTACCTTTATCATCATCTACTAATGTAGGTTGGTATTTTATTTCTCAAGGTTCTTTTACTTATTCAGGTAAAAATTATGAAACAGGTGATTGGATAATATCAAACGGAATAATTTGGGATAAAGTAGATAATACAGATGCTGTAGCAACAGTATTTGGAAGAACTGGAAATATAGTTGCTCAAACAGGAGATTATACTACAGCACAAGTTACTGAAGTTACAAATAAAAAATATGTAACTGATGCGGAACTTGTTGTATTAAATAATACATCGAATACTAATACAGGTGATGAAACTACAGCAACTATTAAAACTAAACTTGGTTCCGCATCAACGAGTGATGATGGATATCTTACTTCTACTGATTGGAATATTTTTAATAATAAACAACAAGATTTAAAAATTTTTAATAAAAATAAAGGTATTTATTATCATGAAGACTTTATTGGTAGTCAAGCTGGAACTGTGGCAGCATCTTATGGTCAAGTTATTTCTTTAGTTTCAAATGGAACAGCTCTTACAAGCGGAATTGCTATCATAAATAGAACTAATCAACAAGGAGTTGTTAGACATTCTACTACTACTAGTGCTGCGGGTTATGGTGGTTACTCTTATGGTAATGCAAATTTATATAGAGGTTCATCTAGTATTAGTGTTGAAACATATTGTACTATTGAAACATTATCAACAGTTACAGAAAGATTTTTTACTTATTTTGGTTATTCAACACCCTCAAATTGGCAAAGCCCTAGTAATGCTATAGGTTTTACTTATGATGAAGGTGGTGTGTTATTTTATGGTGGTATAGCAACAACTAATTGGAAATGTATTACTAGAAGTGGTGGAACAGTTACAAATACAACCACATCTATTCCAGTAGTTGCAGGTCAATGGTATAAATTAAGAATTGATGTAAATAATACAGGTGATACAATTCAATTTTATATTAATGGTGTTCTTGTTGCTACACATACAACGAATGTACCTGCACCAACAACTCAATTAAGTATTATTAGTTTAATAGTTAAAACAATTGGAACAACTGCAAGAACAATGCAAACAGACTATTTTAATTATGAAGAAATATTTACAAATCCAAGATAATGAAAGAAAAGTTTAATAATTTAATAAATTTACTAAAATCAATTGTTAGTGATTTTAAATCATGGGAAAAAATAATTTATAATAACTGGCATAAACATGTGATTATAGGATTAATCCTAGGAGTTGTTTGTTCAACAATATTGAACTTAACTTTTGCAGGTGTACCTTTTATTGCTAAAATTATTATATGTGCCGTATGTACTTTTATTGTCTGTCTTGGTTTTGAATTTGTACAACAAGGTAGTAGGATAATTGATGAAAAAGAAAGATTTGAAAGTAATAAAGATTTACTTGTAGGATTTATAGCAAGTCTTATTTCAATAATAATAAACCTAATAATAATAAAATAAATAATGTTTGAACTCTTAACGAGAAACTGGGAAATAATTTTAGGAATATCTGGTGTAGTTGCTACACCTATTGCATGGGTATTCGGTGGTAGACAAAGCAAAAATATAGAAATTAAAAAAGCTTCTACAGATGCGGTTTCCTCAATGCAATCAATATATGATAGTTTCTTAGAAGATTACAGAAATAGAATGACTGAGGTAATTATAGAATTAACAACAGTTAAAGCTACAAATACAGAATTGCAAAAGCAATTTAATGAACTTCATTTACAATATGCTAAAGAGATTGAAAGATCTCAAAACTGGGAAAAATTGCATGCAGAGTTAAAACGTAGATATGATGATCTTGCTAAAGTTTATGAAGCTTTACAAAAAGATCATGATAAGTTAAAAAAAGATTTTGACGCATATAAAAAGAAATAATATGAAACTAAACGATAAATGTTATAATCTTATCAAGGAATTTGAAGGATTAGAATTAAATGCTTATCCTGATCCTGCAACTAAGAATGATCCTATTAAAAAAGGAGAACCTTGGACAATAGGTTATGGTACAACTATTTATCCTAACGGATTAAAAGTTAAAAAAGGAGATGTAATTACTGCAGCAAAAGCAACAGAATTTTTAATTTCAGATGTTACTAAATTTTCACAAAGAGTGTTATCTTTAGTGAAGAAACCATTAACAGATAATCAATTTGGAGCAATTGTATCATTTGCTTACAATTTAGGGGTAGGAAATTTATCATCTAGTACTTTGTTAAAAAAATTAAATATTAACCCAGATGATTCTTCTATAACATCAGAATTCCTTAAATGGAATAAAGCTAATGGAAGAGTACTAAATGGATTAACTAAACGAAGAACACAAGAAGCTCAACTTTATTTCTCATAATATGAATTTAATACAAATAAAAGATTTTTTATTTAAACGTTGGAAAGAAATAGTAATAGTTATTTTAACTATTAGTTGTATATTACAATGTGAATCTAATAATACTTTAGATAAAAAATTAATAAATACTGAAAAAGAAAAAGCAATACATCAAAGTAATGCTAAACATTATCTTGATTTAAATGATTCTTTAAATTTAAAAATACCAAAATATGAAGATAGTATATTTAAACTTAAAAAATTAAATGAAGAAAACGTAAAAAATATTTTAAATCTTAAAAAACAAACTAATTTAAAACTTATAAAAGTTAAAAATTATACATCAAAAGATATTAAAAAATATTTTGAAGAAAGATATAAAGTAATAGATATTCCATTAGAAACACAAGGAGTTGTTTTAAAAGATTCAATTAGTCATTTAGTTATAACTGATCTAATTAAAGGCGATAGTTCAATAGAAGAGCTTAAAATAACCAATAAGATGTTATTTAATGAAAAAGAACAATCTAAACAAAAAGATTCTATTATAATTAATCAAAATAAACAAATAATTAATTCTGATATTATTATTTCTGAAAAAGATAAAATTAATGCTTTAAGTGAAAAAGCCTTTAAAGATACTAAAGAAGCTTTAAAAAAACAACAAAAAAATAAAAATATCTGGAAATACATTGCAATAGGTTCATCTGCAGTAGCAGGAAGTTTAATACTAATTAAATAAAAATTATGATTATAAATATATTAAAAGATACAAAGACGGATAGTGAACAACCTAAAGTCTATGATCTAGGACAAATCACAACTGATTTACAAAGTTTACTTGATGAAAGTAATATTACTATTACAGATGAACAAACTATTATATTAAAAATTACAGACATTGATAATAATGTAAATTATTATTTGTTACCTTTACCAGACTATAAGGGTTCGAGTGTTTATGGTCTTGGTAAAGATATTCAGGCTAGCGATTTAATTAGTATAGGAGGAGGTGGTTCTAGTCTTCCAATTAGTCAAGATATAATTGATGCTTTACTTATAGCAAATGCACCTGATGCGAGTAATCCGTTTGTTACAGCAGCTGATTTATCGGCTTCAGCAGATACTTTAGATGATGTAGTAGGTAGAGGAGCTTCAACAAATAAAATAATTACTATTAATAGACATGATCTTCCAGCAACAAATCTTTGGTCAATACGTAAATATGATGGAGATGAATTTTTTGTAAATAATACAGATAATACACAAGCTCCTTTATCAACAACACGTTATGGTCTTGATGGATTTACAATAAATAAAAATCAAGCGTTTTCGTCTGTTACTTTAAAAGGACATGCGACTGTTCCTGTTGGTGTAGGAGTAAAAATATTACAAATGCCATTTGAAAATGGAGTATTAGCTACTCAAGAATGGGTTAAATCAAGAATAATTCCTGCAGATAATTATGCTGATGATACTGCAGCAGCATCTAATAATAAAGCTATAGGTGATTTATATCATACTGCGGGAGTTGTTAAAATAAGATTAACATAAGTTATAATAAAAATATCTGGAAATACATTGCGATAAGTTCATCTGCAGTAGCAGGTGGTTTAATATTAATTAAATAAAAATTATGAATATAAATATATTAAAAGATAGTAAAACAGATAGTAAACAACCTAAAGTTTATGATTTAGGTACTATTACTAGTACTTTACAAGCTTTGTTAAATGTTTCATCTATTACTATTACTGATGAACAAACTATTATATTAAAAATAACAAATTTAGATAGTAATATAAATTATTATTTATTACCTCTTAAAGATTATAAAGGAAGTACTATATATGGTTTAGGTAAAGATATTCAAGCTAGTGATTTAATTAGTATTGGTGGTTCAACGTCAGTAGTTCCAAACCTAACCCAAGTACTAACGCAAGGCGACATATCAACCTACACCGTACCAATACCAAATAATACATTTGTTACCTTTGATTTAGGGCGTGAATTAACTGAAAACTATTTCACTACTGATGATGTAGGCACGGGCGGTGTGTTTTTGGATAAGGATGTTGTGTTTCCAGATAATGCTACAATTAGATTTCAAGCTGGATATGTTGAAGATAATGTAACACCAACGAATGTAACATTACTACCTTACCGATTCACAACTGATGCTTATGTTTTTTATCAAGGGGCAAGAGTAACAGATATTTTACAGCCCGAAGATGTATGCACATTGAAATATGCTGGCTATAACAGCACAGATAGTATTCAGATATGGTTTTTGAGCATTGTTAATAGGGGTGTTAAATTATTTACTTGCGGCATTACTCAGATTGGTTCTTCGGCACCTATAATATCAAATGCTAGAGGTGCTCAAGGCGCAACTTTTACAAGAACTAGATTGTCGGCTGGGGATTATAGAATAACAGCATCTAAAGCTATTTGGACTGGAGCATTACCTTGTTATTTTAGCGACCAATCAGCTACAGTTTATACTATTGTAGATGTAGGTATTAACTTTATTCAATATTGGTTTTACTATTTAGAAGACGCAAGTAATTTAAGGGTTATTTCTTTAGTCTCATTAGAATCAAGCGGATTACTAGACGATGTTTTGCAGTATGGCGAACAAATTACAATTAAGTATATTAACTAAATTTAAATATTTTTTATGAACACAGTAAATTTAAAACTTTTTATTGAAGGCTTTTACGCTGGAAACGAAACAATGACTTCGGTCAAAAACAATCAAGACCAAACTTCACCAACGAATGAAGTTGAAACGGTAACAGCTACTTTATGGGCTGGCACAAATCCAGTTGAAAAGGCAACGGCAACATTGCAAACAGACGGAACAGCATCATTTCAGTTTGAAACTGCTGGCGAATATGTTGTTTCCGTTCGTGGAGGTAATGGCTTAGAAGTATTCACACCATCAGCTTTAACAGTTGGAACAACGCCTTTGAATTACGATTTTACGGTTTCTGCAAGTCAAGCATTTGGAAGCAATCAGGTAGAAGTTGAAAGCGGAGTTTTCGCTTTGTACAGCGGGGATTGTAATGGCGATGGCGAGATTAACATTACCGATTTGAATTTGGTAAACGATGCTATTGACGCTTCTTTGTCAGGTGTTCAAGTTACTGATTTGAATGGTGATGGCGCAGTTGATAATTCTGATTCTACCTATGTAGTGAATAATCAAGGCAAATCAGTTTTGCGCCCTTAAATTAATTAAAAC